CTGCGAATTATAACAACACTTCTCTCTCTCTTTCTATCTACTGCGTACGCGCGTACGCGTAGGAAGGGGGTAAAAGGACCCCCCGAAAAACACGGCGAAATTGCCATAATTCGCGAAATTCAGGCGGGCACCCCATGCTGACCATCCGCCTAGTCTGCCCCGGCCAGCCGGTCAGCGCCAAGAACCACCAGGCCGCCACGCTCGCCCGGGGGAAAGGCGGGCGGCTGGTGCCCGTGGTGCGCCCAGGCAAGGCCATCACCAGCTGGTACGACCGGGTGGTGCCGGTGCTGGCCCGCCAGTTTGCGCAGTACCAGGTCCCCGCCTTGTCCGGACCGCTGCACATCACGGTCCACCAAGTACTGGAAAACGACCCGCTGGCGGTGGGCTCCCCGGACGGTGACAACGTCCAGTCCGGCGTGTGGGACGCGTTGCAGAAGGCCGGCGTGATCGAGAACGACCGCCAGTTCGTCGCGTGGGCTGGCACCCGCACCCACGGGGAACCGCACGTCCTCATCGAGATCCGGAGGCTCGCCGCATGACCATCACCCGCGTCATCCGCTACCGCCCGCTGCGCCGCAGCACGGCCGTGAAGTTCCTCTGGTGGTACCTGACGGCGCACCACGACCTGACCGCGCCGCAGGTCATCAAGGTCCGGACGATGGCCGAGACCCTCGGCCTCCGCATCCGGACCACGCGCCGCGCGCTCCGGGCGTTGGTGCGGGCCCGGTACCTCGACCCCGTCGTGCTCCCCACCGGTGGCACCCCGGGCGAGTACGTGGCCGGGCCCCGGGCGTATCGCCAACCGGCGGCCTCCACGCCGCTCCCGCGCACCCGCCGGGGGCATCGTGGCCCCCGTCCGCATCCGAGCCAACTGACGCTCGGGGTACTCACTGATGAGGATTCCCGACATGCCGCGTAAACCGGGGAATGTGGAAAAGTCGCCCGTGAAGTCGCCTCGCCTGCGCGGTGTGGCGGCTGATCCGAGGCTGCGCGGCCCCGGGCGTGGCCCGAAGAAGGGCGCCCCGAACGCTGGGCGTCCGCCGTCGGCGATCCGGGCCGCCATGCGCACGGCGCTCGACGAGCGGCTGCACATCCTCGCTGACATCGCCGACGACCCCAGCAAGACGCCGATCGAGCGCATGAAGGCGCTGGACATGCTCGGCAAGTATGGCATGGGCACGACGATCACCGAGACCGACAACGAGGGGAAGGACGTGCCCCGGGCGGTGCTGATGGTGCCCATGGCGCCCGACGCCGGCACGTGGGCGCTGGCCACCCAAGCGCAGCAGGCCGGACTCGAGGCGGCCAAGCGCGCGCTGTCCGAACAGCATGGCGTGGGCTAAGGTGGTCGCGGTGGCAGCCTCCATCGCGTGGCAGCCGCACCCCGGCTCGCAGACGCTCTTCCTCGCCTGCCCGGTCACGGAGTGCCTGTACGAGGGCACCCGCGGACCGGGCAAGACGGACGCGCTCCTCGTCGACTTCGCGCAGCACGTGGGGCAGGGATTCGGCGCCTCGTGGCGCGGCATCCTGTTCCGCCAGAGCTACCCGCAGCTGGCGGACGTGGTCAGCAAGAGCAAGCGGATCTTCCGCCAGGTGTTCCCCGACGCCCGCTTCAACGAAGGCTCGTACACGTGGAAGTTCCCAGACGGGGAAGAGCTGCTGCTGCGGCACATGGCCAGCCCCGACGACTACTGGAACTACCACGGGCACGAGTACCCGTGGATCGGCTGGGAAGAGCTCACGAATTGGCCGGATCTGTCGTGTTACGACGCCATGAAGGCGTGTCACCGATCGTCGCGGCCCGGAATGCCGCGCAAGTACCGCGCGACGGCCAACCCGTTCGGGATCGGGCACCACGCCGTGAAAGCGCGGTTCGTGGATCCGGCGCCGGCGGGGGCTATTACCCGCGACGACGCCGGCAACGAGCGGGTCCGCATCCACGGCCACTGGTCCGAGAACACCACACTCCTCGCGGCCGACCCGGGCTACCCGGCCCGCCTTGCCGGTGACCTCGACGCCAACCGCCGAAAAGCATGGTTCGCCGGGTCGTGGGATGTCGTCGCCGGCGGGTTCTTCGACGACGTGTGGGATGCGCGGTATCACGTCGTGAAGCCCTTCGTTCTGCCCGCATCGTGGCGCGTCTGTCGCGCGTTTGACTGGGGTTCAAGCAAGCCGTTTTCGGTAGGGTGGTGGGCAGAGGCGGACGGCAGCCGCGTCGAAGTCGCGCCGGGCGCCTACCGCACGTTCCCTCGCGGCTCGCTGATCCGGTTCGCCGAATGGTACGGATGGAACGGCACGCCGAACGTGGGGCTCAAGATGCCGTCGAGTGCGGTGGCGAGGGGCATCCGCGAACGGGAGTCCGCTTTTCGCGTGCGGGGACTGCGCGGGGAGGAGGTGCCCATGCGGGTGCGACCCGGGCCGGCCGATTCTTCGATCTACGACGTGAACGACACCGACTCTCGGTCCATCGCCGACACCATGGAAGAAAATGGCGTCACGTGGGTCGAAGCTGACAAGAAGCCTGGGAGCCGGAAGAACGGCTGGGAGCGGATGCGGGAAATGTTCGCGGCTGCGGCGTGTCCGTCGCCGGAGGAACCCGGCCTGTACGTGTTCGACACCTGCCGGCAGTTCATCCGCACCGTACCGCTGCTCCCCCGCGACGAGAAGAAGCCCGACGACATCGACACGAACGCCGAAGACCACATCGGCGACGAGACTCGCTATAGCGTGCTGGCGCTGCCTCGCACCGCCTCCGTCTCCACCTTCGCCTTCGCCTGACATGACCGCGCCCGTCATTCCGACCATCCCGGCCAACGCGCCGCCGCACGAGCGCCCGGACTTCAAGCATCCGGCCTACGTCGAGACCGAGAAGGCCCGCCGGGTATCTCGGGCGCTCATGCAGGGGACCGAGGGCGTTCGCGCGCTCGGCCCCGAGGCGTTGCCGAAGTGGCCGGCCGAGGAGCCGGGGTTCTACCGCCTGCGGGCCCGCATCGCGCGGCTCACGCGGTACTACGAGCGCACTGTCGAGGCGGTCGTCGGGATGATCGTGGCCAGCCCGCCCACGTTCGCCGAGGGGCCCGACGCGCGCATCCTCGCGGACTGGGAGGACATTGACCGGAAGGGGACACACGGCGACGTGTTCGTGCGGGAGCTGACGCAGGAGGCCATCGTCGGCGGCTTCGCGGCCATTCTGGTCGACGCGCCCCCGGTACCTGAAGGCGTCACCCTCACCCTGGCCAACCAGCAGCGGATGCGGCTCCGGCCGTACTGGGTCCTGCTGCGGGCCGAGCAGCTCATCTCGTGGATCATCGAGACGCCGGATATGGGGCGCATCCTCACGGACTGGGCACGCGGGCTGCTCACCGAGGATGAGGTCGCCCGACTCGCCGCGCACGAGGTGCTGCGGCAGGTGGTGATCTACGAGCCGACCGACGTCGCCACCGGCACGTTCGGCACCACGTCGCGGAACCGGTACCGGGTGCTGCGGCTGGAATCGGCCGGCGTCACCTACACCGTCTGGGAGCACGTGCCGCCCGGCCCCGACGGCACCGGCGAGCACTTCCGGCAGGTGAGCACCGGCACGATGACCGGCGCGCGGCGCACGCCGCTGCCGGCCATCCCGTTGGCCATCGCCTACCCGAAGCGCCCCGCCGTCCCGTTCGTCTCCGAGCCGGCGTTCTTCGGCGTCGCGGAGCTCAACCTCGACCATTATGGCCTGACGGCCGATCGGCGGTACCTGATCAAGCACACGCACTCGCCGACGCTGTACATGCTGGGCGTGGAGCAGGAGCGAGACGAAAACGGCGTGGAAAAGCCGGTGAAAGTCGGCCCGAACAGCGTGATCCGCTCGCGCAACGCCGACGCCAAGGTGGGCTACGCCGCGGCGCCGGCCGATGCGCTGACCTCGTCGAAGGAAGAGCGCGACGAGATCGTGCGGCAGATCGCCGCCCTCGGCATGTCGTTCATCGCCAAGGACCGGCAGCAGAGCACGGAAACAGCGAAGGGCCGGACCCTCGACCTGGCGGCGGAAAATGCCACGCACGCGACCGTCGCCCGCGGCGTGCAGGACGCGCTCGAGCAAGCGCTGGTGTTCCACGCCGCGCACTACGAGGCCACGGAGCCGTCCATCGAGATGCACCCGGCGTTCGCGGCGCCGGACGCCGACCCGCAGATCGCCGCGCTGCTCTGGCAAGCCGTGCTCAACGGCCGCCTCGACGTGGACACGTGGCTCGATTTCCTGCGGACGGGGCGTGTGCCGGAGAATGTCGACGTGGCGGCCATCACGGGGCGGCTGCTGGCCGAGATGGAAGCGGCTCGGGAAGTGGAGGCGCTGGCGGCGCGGGATCGGGAGGTCATGCCGCCGGCGGGTGAGGACGGGGAGGGCGAGGCGGCATGACCCCCGCCCAACGCGCGCAACAGCGCCTGCAGGAGCTCGCGTCGCGGCTGGAACCCGCCCTCCGGCGCGCCTTCCTGGCGATGGCGGCCGCGCAGTCACCCGATCGCCTCGCCGACCTCGTGCGACTGCTGGAGGCGGGCAACATCGACGCGGCTGTGGCGCTCTTGACCACCACCCCCACCGCCATCGCCGCTACCACCGCCGTCCGGGCCACCTGGACCGCCGGCTTGCTGCGGATCACGCGCGACGTCGTGCGCGACCTCAACGCTGGCGGCGGCGGGTGGAATCGGCGGGTGGTCGTGGTGGCGCCGGTGCAGTCGCCCGAGCTGATCGCTGCCGTGCGCCGCTGGGAGGATGGGTCGTTCGCGCGGGTGCAAAGCGAGGTGCGCGAGGGGATTCGGTCGACCATCGCCACCGAGCTGGCTCGAGGCAAAGGCCCGCGCGCCGTGGCCACGATGCTCAAGGACGGCGTCGGGTCGGGCCTCACCGCGTACGACCGGAAGATCGTGGGAAGCTTCCGGCAGGCCTTGGAAGACGGCCGCACCGGCGACGCGCTGCGGAGGGCGCTTCGTGACCGCCGGTACAAGATCCGCGAGAACCTCACCCCCGCGCAGATCGACACGATGGTCGCCGCGTACGAACGCAAGCTCGTGGCCTTCCGCGCCGAGACGTTCGCGCGCACCGCGGCCATGCAGGCCGCGAACGAAGCGTCGGCTGTAGGCTGGCACGAGGCCATTCGGCAGGGCGCTGTGCCGGCAGACCAGGTGCGCAGCTACTGGGTGGTGTCGGCCGACGAACGGTTGTGTCAGGTGTGCGCGCCGATCCCGAGCATGAACGCTGATGGCGTGCTGCTCGGCGAGCCGTTCCTCACACCGAACGGGCCGATGCTCCACCCCCCGGCGCACCCGTCGTGCCGTTGCACCAGCTATACGAAGCGGGGGAACCCCCTGCTCCGCCCTGCACGGCTGCCTGCCGTGCCACTTCCACAACTCGCCACTGTAGGAGCCTGACCGATGAGTGAACACGCCTTCGATCCCGTGCCTGACGAAGAGGCCCCGTCCTTCCTCGACACCATCCCCGCCCCCAACGCCAC